CGGAGCCGGTCTGGTCGTCCCAGCGCCAGGCGACGACGTCGTGGAGTAGCTCGTCGACGAGGGCGGCGGCGGGGGATTGCCCGTCGAGGGTGAAGACCAGCTGGGCGGGGGTGTTCCAGGTCTGGGTGAGTGTCCGGGCCCGGGCGTCGGCGAGCTCGGCGATGATTGTCGACATGAGCGTGGCCGGGGCGTATTTGCGGGTGTGCAGGGTGAGCCGCCACCGGCCCCGGTAGCCGGGCACCGGGAACGCACCCGGGCTGGTGCGGCCGCCGGTGACGTTCACCCGCAGCGGGCCGAGGACGATACGGGCGGTGGAGACGGTGGTGATGCCCGACTCGCTGACGCCGACGGTGAAGGTGAACGGGCCCAGGTTGACGGTGGCGGTGCCGGTCACGAACGGGATCGACCCGGTCGGGGTGCCGGCGACGGCGACGGTAAGCGGCCCGACGGCGACCGCCGCGGTGCCCGACGGTGGCGGCGGCGGGGCGGCGGCCACGATGCCGATGCCGCGGGCCCGGCTGCTGCTGCTGCCGCCCAGGCTGGTGGGGGTCCCGGCGGTGAAGGTGGCGGTGTCGACCGGGATGACCGCGTTGCCGCCCAGATCGCCGACCAGGACGGTAGCCCCGTCCGGGCTGATGGCCAGCTCGTACGGGTCGCCGAATGCCAGGGTGTGGGTCACCGTAAAGGACGCGGTGGCGATCGCCTGGACCTGGCCGGCGGTTTCCTGGGCGGACCACAAGGTCAGCCCGTCCGGGCTGATGGCCAGCCCGACCGGGTTCCCGCCGACGGACAGGGCGGTGCCGGGGATGCCGGTGGCGATGGTGACCGGGTAGATCAGCCCGCCGGGCAGGTTGTTGCTGGCGTACAGTTTGGTCCCGTCGGGCGAGATGACCAGGTCGCCTCGCACCGCGGTAGGGAACGTGCAGACGATGGTCACCGCGCCCGAGGCGATATCGATCTGGCGGACGGTGTCACCGCAGTTGCAGAACAGTCTGGTGCCGTCCGGCGAGATGCACATGCCGGACTGCGGGTTGTAGGTGACCGGGAACGAGGCCAGGGCGGTCGACCCGCCGGCCGGCGTCCACGCCTCGACCTGGCCTTTGCTGCTGTCGGTGGGGTCGGTGCCGAACACGTACAGCTTGGAGTTGTCCGGCGCCCAGGCCATGGCGCTGGGGTTTGTCGGGCTGGTGGTGTAGACGCCGGGGTCGACGGTGTTGGTGGCGACGGTGACGAACTGCAAGGCCCGGGCGGTGGTTTCGGAGACGGCCACTTTGCCGCCGTTGGGCGACACGGCGGCCATGTAGGTGTTATGGGCCAGTGTCAGCGTGGTCAGAACCGCCGCGGTGGACGCGTCGAGGACGACCAGGTTGGTCGTGGTGGTGCAGCAGTAGGCGCCGGTCGTCATCAGGCGGGGCCGAGCCGGTTCAGGAGGCGACGGGCAGACTGACGCTCATACCGCCGGCGGGGATCTGAAAGTTTTGGCCGGCGACGATGGCGGCGGCGGTGATCGACCCGGAGGCGATAAACGTGCCGCCCGACGGCGCCGACCACAACGACACTTTGCTGTACGTTTCGGAGGTGGACACGGCGGTCCAGTTGACGGCGCCCGAGTTGGTGGTGGCCCCACCGGAGGGGGCGGCCATGGTGCCGGCCGCCTGGCGGACGTTGTTGCCGGCGATGTTGGCGGTGCCCACGGCGCCGGGGGCGCCGGTGTGTAACTGGACGTACACGCCGGAAAACCCGATAAAAGTGGCGCCGTTCAAAATGAGGCCGAGAACGCTGTTGGCGACCCCGGTCGATATGTTCTCTGCCATGTGGCGTTGCCCTTTCTAGGTGAGGTAGCCGTCGTTCCAGATCGCCTGCACTTTGGTGGCCCCGGTGAACGTGCTGCCGCCCAGGCTCATCGTCGTCGTCGACGGCGCCGGGGGCATCCACTGCCACGAGCTGACCGTCCAGTCCAGTGACGCCAGGCGGGGTTCGGCCGGGTTGCCGTCCAGGTAGACGGTGCGGTTGGTGAGGTTGATGTCGATGAAATGGCCGGCGGCGATCGTGAACGACGGCAGGAACTGCACCCACCAGATGTTGACGGCGGCGTCCTGGACGAACTGCACGCTCGGGCCGTTGACCGGCCCGGTGATACGGATGAGCGGGCCGACGGGGGCGTCGCCGGCGGGGGCGATGACACCGTCGGCGGTGAAGGTGGCGGTGACCGTTTTCGTGACCGGGTCGCGGGCGTAGGGGTCGGCGGCCACCCACTGCAGCTGAATGTCGCGCTGGTAGGGGCCGGCGATCGGCCACGAGTAGCCGGCGCCGCGCAGCGTGAAGGTGCGTTCGGGGGTGCCGGGCCGGTCCAGCACGTAGTGCAGGACGGGGCGGGCGGACGGCCGGGTGAACGGGGCGAACTGGGCGGCGACGGCGTCGATGCGGGCGCCGGCGCCGGCCAGGGCGGTGATGTGGGCCGACACGACCCGCGACCCGGCGTAGGCGGTGCGGTCGGTGATGCCGTCGCGGTCGGGGCGGTTGTTGACGACTTCGCGGACGGCCGGGAAACCCAGATCCAGGCTGGTGCAGAAGTAGCCGCCCGTCTCGTCCTGCAACGGTACCGACAACGAGCCGAGGGTCAGCCAGGCGTGGCGGATGCAGGGCGGCCCGCCGCCGAAAGTTTCGGAGACGGTGCCGACCGCGGCCATCGCAAAACTGAGGGGGATGCTGGCGGTGCCGTTCGGTGTCGACACGGTGGTGGTCGGCACGGTCGTGGCGAGCGGGCCGAGCGGGACGGCGACAGTGCCGGTCGGGGTGGCCGGCGTCCCGGCGGTCACGGCGTCGACGAGCACCGGGTGGACGTGGCCGGAGTCGGCCGTGCCGGCCGTCCAGCCCACCGCGGTGGCGGCCAGAGCGCCGCCGGCCGTCCCGGAACCCCACTGGCCCCGGCATCTTTGTGTGCCGCCGTCGTTATTGAGCGCCTGCTGCTGGGTCATGTAGCCGGGGATCATCGGCAGCGGGGCTGTCGTGGTGAAGTTCGACCCGGTCGCCGCGATCAGATAGGGGGCGGTGCTGGTGGTGGTGGCCGCCGCCGAATACACACCGTCGGACTGGGCGGCGTGACCGGCGGGTACGGCGGCGTTGCTATCCCAGACCGGGGTGGCGCCGCTGGCCGGGTCGTACAGACCGAACCCGAACATGACGGCGTCGTCGAAGGTGCCGCTGTAGGTTGCGGTGATCGTCGCCGCCGACAGTGGACTGGCCGCGGTCGCCGACCACATCTCGAGGCCAGTCAAACTGGTCGTGAACCGGCCCCGCAGCGTCCAGGTGAGACCGCCGCCCGACACGCCCGTTACGGTGCGCAGCGCCACCGTTTCGTTTTCGGCGATACAGATCACCACGACCAGCTCGTTGGTGTGCGCGGTGGTGAGCGACACCGACTGGGCGCCGGCCGCCGAGGCCAGCGTCGGGGTGGCCATGGCGTCAAGGGTGACGGCCATCAGATCCTCGTGGTCTGGACGGCCCAGGCGGCCCGGCGCATGAACAGATCGACGTCGACGTCGGACGAGAAATGGGCGTTGCTGATGACGACCGCCGGGCCGGTCCGGCCGGGTTGTCCGGCCGGGATGACCTGTTCACCGGCGTGGGCGTAGATCAGACCGGTTTCGGTGACCAGGCCGCCGTTGGCGAAGAATGGGATTTTGCCGTGGATGAGTTTCCAGAATGGGCCGGTGGCGATGTCGCCGATGTTGATGCCGCCGCCGCCGAGACCGGCGGGAAGTTTCACCTGGGCGTTGGCGATCTGGTCTAAAACTTTTTTGAAGTTCGTCCAGATCGAATCCCACATGGTCGAGGCGATCTGGGCGACCTGGCCGGGGATGGCCTCCAAATCGGCGATCAGGGTGTCCCACGTGCCGGTGATGTAGGTGGCGACGTCATAGGCGGCCTGTTTCATCCAATCCCAGATCTGGGACCAGTGGGTGTACACCTCGTAGGCGGCCACGCCGACAGCGACGACGGCGGCCGTCACCAGCCCTACCGTGGCGATGAGCGGCACCGCGGCGGCGTCGGATTCGAGTTCGGCGGTGGTCATGCCCTCGAAGGCCAGCTGCCCGGATTCGGCGGCGGCGGTCTGGGTGGCGATGGCGGTCTCGGCGCTTGCGGTGGCGGTTTCGGCGGCCGCCGTCTGGGTTTTGCTCGCATCCGCGGCCAGGTCGCTGGAGGTTTTGAACTTGCGGAGAAGAGCTTCACCGCCGGTGATGATGCTGCCCAGAACAGCCCAGGCTTGCCCGGCGACCTGCAACGCCGGCCCGTACTTGTTCCCGAACGCGGCGGCCTGGTCCTCGATTTGGGTGGTGATCGCCTTGAGATGCCCGGAGAACGTGTCGGCCGCGGCGGACGCCTGCCCTTTCAGTTTCCCGCCGAGCTCGTCGAGGGCCTGCCCGTGCTTTTGTGTGGCTTGACGCGCATCGGATTGGGCGGTGTTCGCCTTCTGCTGGGCGGCGCGGGCCGCGTCGGTGGTGGTCGTCACCTTCTGTTGGGCGTCACGGAGGTGGACGGTCTGCGCCGTCGTCAACTTCTTTCTGGCGGCGTCGACCGTCTCCAGGTCGGCGAGTTTCTGTTTGGCGGCGGCGGCGGCCTTGTTGGCCGAATCGGCGGCTTTGGTGGCGGCCGTGGCGGCGCTGGTGGCGGCCTTGGTGTTATCGACATTGACGCCGAACTCTTTTAATAGTTTGGTGGAACCGTTGTAAGCCTTCCCGAGCTGGGTGGCGGCGTCGGTCAACGATTCGTGTTTGGCGGCCGCCAGGTCGGTGGCGGTGTTGAGCAGGTCGAGGGCTTTGGTCGGGTCGCCGGTGGCCTGGGTGAGGATCTGTAAGGCGTTCTGGGTTTCGTCGGCGGTGTCCCCGAACTTCTCGTTGTGTTTTATGGCCTCCTCGACCCTGGCCGAATAGTCATCCCAGGACCGGCCGGTCGCCTCGATAGCCGCCTGCAGCTGCTGGCGGGCGGCCTGGTCCTTCGAGCCCAGAATGGCCAAGGAGGTGCCGACACCGACGGCGGCGCCGCCCAGACCGAGGAGGACCGAGCCGACACTGTGGGCGTGGTCGGCCATCTCCCCGAACGCGTCGTTGACGACCGACAGCTGTTCGGTGAGTGGGCCGAGCGTGCCGGCCCGGTTGAGGACCGACAGCATGGAGCCAATCGACGACGACACCGACCGCGACGTTTCGCCGGCCTTGTTCTTGGCGTCCCCAAACGATTTGTTCAGGTTCGACAGGTCGCCCAGGACCCGCACCATGATCGACGGGCTGTTCGCCACCGCCGGCTACCTTCTCAGTTTGGTGTTAGCAGCCCGGATGGCGTCCGCCTCGCGTTGCATGACCCGCACCAACGCCGCCCACATTTCGTCGTCGAGCTGGTCGAGATCGGCGGGGGTCATTTTGTAATAGGCGCAGATGGCGGCGACAGCGTCGGCGTACTGCCGTTGGTAGGGTCCACCTCGATCAACGCCACCTCCACGTCGTAGGCGTGGAGCCACAGCGAGGCCGGGTCGCGGCCCGGGTGGTCGCGTAGCAGGGCCCGGAAGGCGATCAGGCGGGGCGGCTGGTTCTCGGCCAGCTCCCCGAACTTCACACCGGGTTCCAGTTTCGCCAGCAGATCCAGGATCCGCTGCGCCGGCAGCCGAGCGACAAAAGACTGGGTGACCGTCACCAGCTCCGGTAGCGGCCCCAAATCCGGTTCAGTCATGCGGGCTGCCTCCGGTGTTCGTCCACGGGTAGGCGGCCGTCACATGGGCGACGGCCCGCTCGTAGGCGGCGATCGCCTGGGCCTGGTGGTCGCGCATGGCCGGGTACAGGTAGCGGCCGTCGGCCACATAAGGGCGGCCTTCGGGCCAGCCGCCGAAATCGACCGGCCCGGCGTACGGCACCGTTTTGCGGCCCGCCCGCACCGCCGCCCCCGACCTCGAGCCGGTGACCCGGACTGTGCCGGCCAGCCGGCCGCTGATCGACGGGTAGGCGTTCCGGACGGCTTCGGCGACCGGCTCGGCCGCGGCCCGCCCCGCTTGGGCCATAGCCTGAATGAGCTCCCCCGCCCGGGGGTCGGACATCCGGTTGAGGTCGCGGAACAGGGCCCGCAGGCCGACCACCTGCACGGCCGCGGCGGGCGGCATCAGGCTTTACCGGCTACCCACGCCGAACCCGACCAGTGGTTCGCCAACAGGTCGGCGGTGATCACATACTGGCCGGTCGTCCACGCCGTGGCCGGGCTGGCGGTGATCCCGGTCAGGGCGGCCAGGTTCGCCGGGGTGGTCGCCCCCGACGGCGTGAAATAGCCGGGGCTGCCAGCGGTGGCGCCGGTGGCGGTCACCGACCCGGTGTCGACGGTCGGCGGGCCGGTCAGGATCCAGTCGATCGGGACTTCGGAGGCGGCGCCGGCGTCGCCGGTTATCAGGTCGAACGGCTGGGGGATGGCATACCCGGAGATGATCGGATTGTTGGCGGCTGCCACCCTCGAGCTGTACGGGCGGGCTTTGAAGTTAGCCGGCGTGCCGGAAGCCACATAGGCGTTGTAGGCGGCGTTCAAGGTGGCGTAGGTGGCGCCCGTGTCGAACGACTGCTGGAACGTGACCCGCAGATGCCATTTGGTCACACCCGGGTAGTCCGTCTCGGCGCAGAACGTCGTTACGGTGACCGGCTTGTTTTCCGGTGACACCTCCAGGTGTTTGACCAAACACCGCAAGTTGACGCCGGACATTTCGAAATAGGCGTCGTTGAGGATGAGCGGGGCGGCGGTCGGCGGGGTCGGGTCGCCGGCGGCGAACACTTCTATTTCCGGGGGGGCGTCGACAGACATCGGCAGTCTCCTTACATTTGGATGGTGAGGTTCAC